TGTATTGTTGAACGCTTAACACTTTCTTCAAATATCAACGGAGTTGACATAAACGACTTAGTTAATTTTGCATCATCTGTTATTGCAAAAAAGTTCGTGTCAGGCAAGGTATCTGTTCGTACTATCCAAGGTATAGCATTTTTTGCTGCATAAAAGTTTTCTTCAGCATTAGGTGCGCCTTGATCAAAAAAGTAAAAGTCGTAGTCTGCAAGTTTTAGTTGAAAATCACTCATATGCTATTCCTACGTTTTCTACGTGTGCAGGCACAAATATATCTATATCTTTAGTAAAGCACTCATCTACGTGTATATTAATATCATCGTCAAATAGAATTGTTTTATATAAAATATGAAAACAATTCTTTGCGCAAATGTAAAACACATTTGAATTCAAAAACTCTCCTTCAAATCGTAACGTTTTATTTGTTGAGTTTATGTATATCATATTCTTACATGATGCTGTAGGAATTTTGTAAAAAGAATGTTCTGTTGTAATAGATATATCTGTGTTAATTTTTTCAATTACAAAATTATCACCTAACTGCACTACAGTGTAATTGTGTTTAAGTATGTCACCATTAAGAAATTTTTCCGCTAGACTCTCACTGATATTAATAGAGTTGTCCGGAGCATCTCCCGAATGAGAAAAGACAGCCGTTATTCTATTTTCACTATCGTATGACACATAGTATTTTAATGTACGAGCTAACATCTGATGACGACGAATGTCGTCTAATATACTACTCATTGAACAACTCCTTTACGTCTGTTGGTAAGAAATCGTCTTCAACATAATGTAATATATCATTCAACATATACGAATCTAACATAATTTTTCCGTGAAACGTGTAAACTGGAATTCTATTAGTTACAGTATCTGACGGTGTATTCCAATCTTGCATTTTGGGTTTTAAATGTATAAAGGTAGGCACTGTTGTATTATCAGTAGTAGCACTCTCTAGTCCTAATATTTTTATAGCAAGTGCCATGTTTAAATCAATACTTTGTCCAGACTGGTATGTGTTCTTTAAAAACTTACTATAATAAGATTTCCAATTAAGCGTAATATCTTTCAATAGCTCAAACACTAATTTAGAAGTAGGTGTCTTTTTAAAATAATAAAATGCTGTGTATAAATTAGGCAAACTATTCTTTACAAAAGTTTTTCTATAATAGTCGCTTGTTGCAATAGTATTTCTATAGGTTAAAACATTAGTTGTAAAAAACATATCATGATGTGAAAACTTATCCCACCAATGGTCTACGTTTCGACAAAATACCATATCAGCATCAAGTACAATTGTTTCTTCATAAGGAGACATCTCATATGCTCGCCAGCGATTCTCTATTTTCCATTCACTGTCTTTTGCGTAATCGTCTTTAATGTCTTTATCAGTAATAATAGTTACGTTGTTTATGCTATTAAATTTTTTAATACTTGCTGCTAACAATTCTGCTTGTTTTACATAATCAGTCTTACCGTTGTTTTGTGCGAAAATGACATAGCCTTTACTCATTTACAAACTCCTTGTCGATTAGATCATTTAAGTGAAGTTTATTCATAATGTGTATATTCATACCTTCAACCGAGACTATGTTAACTTTGTCTATTCTTGATTTTTGTCCTAAAACAAACGTATACTTTCCATCTTTAATAGTTAGCAAGTCATCTTGAGGACTAGTATATAACATTTTGCCAGGTAACTGACACGGCCAATTAGTTTCTTGGTATCCGTTGAGCATATGCAATGCTATACTAAAGGCGTAATCATTTCTATAAAGTTTTAGAGGTATACGATACAATGTCCTAAAATAATGATAATGTTCTTTAATATAATTTACTAGTTCAAATAGTTTTTTAGTTCGTTCAGTTTTCTTAAAAACTAATACAGTTGCCCACCAAAAATCAATAGCTTCATCGGATATTTTGTCAAAGCCTTTTATATTTCTTTTATATGCAATATCGCAACTATCTCTAAACATAAACAAATCTGATGGCTGATCTAATACTTTTAGGAAACTGCTATTATTGATTAAGTAATCTGTATCTATTACAATAGTAGTGTCAAATGGAGTTATGTCATAAGCACTTGCCCGATTTACATTTTTCCATTCTGCACGTATACTGTGATGTTCACCGCCGAAAAATTCTCTATTTTGAAAGTTAGATTCCCGTGGCATTTGAAAAATTACATCATCTACGTATTTTTTATACCATGGATATGTTTTTTCAAGATAACTTACACTGTCAGTCACAATAACTACAGGCAATTTTAAATGCTGTTTTACTAGCTTTGCGTTATATATTGCTTGTTTAACATAGTCTATTGCAGTGTTGTTATATGCAAACAAGAGTACTCCTGTTGTCATAGAGATAGCAAATCCTCTAACTTTCGAGATTTCAAAATTGCATCTTCATACTGCAAAAAATATGTCTCCGTTGCAGACTTGTATGTGTCAGTAACTAATTTTAAAAATTCTATAATATTAGTAATTTTTATAGGAATGTCGTTGTCATCTGTAATAACACTAATTTCATTTTCAAATGCTGTTTGTAAAAATGCAATTAGTTCTTTATTAGCAGTAAACTTTCCACCATTGAAGAATACAATGATTGCTTCTTGAAACTGTTCTTTCAGTAGCCGCTTTTGATTGTTAATAGTGTCAATATGATGTATATCTTCTAATACTGTCTTTAATCGTTGATCCATTTAGACTCCGCCTTTATAGTATATATTACACTATAAAGTTAAAGTTGTCAAGAGCGATTTTTAAGCAAATCCAGCAAAGGTTGGTTCTACTATAACAGTAGTGCTTGTAGATGCGTCTACTGAACTAACATAGCTTGTAAATTCAACGGTGTAGTCTTGAGCGGCTGCACCAGTTTTTAGCAATGTTGCTTCCCAGTTAATATTAACGGCTGCTGAACTGTTTCCAGTAAGAATGCCACTGTTATACAATACCGTTCCCGAAGTGTTTGAACCTTGGAAAATACGTATTCGAAGTGTACCTGCAATGTCAGGACTTCCTCTAAGCAATCCAAAGAATGTCCAATTAGAAGCACCGGCTTTTGATGCGACACCTCTAACTTTTACCGACCAGTTGTCTGCAGGTATAGTAAATGTTTTTGTCCAAGCAGTACCGTTAGTGTCTCCGGAACTAAATGGCCCAATAGTAGGTATAGCAGGACTAGATACTAGCGGCGGGATGTCTGTGATTTCTGAAACTGTCCAGGTAGGATTAGTTACATTAGTTACTGACGGATTAGCCCCAACCGTATTAAATAAAGGGTTAGTGCCAGCTGTAATTGTTTTTACAGAAACCCAAGAAGCTACTCCGGCGTTTACATTTTCATCTCGAGGATCGTCTGGCCAATTTTTTAATGATCGATCATAATCCGAACACGTTACTTTTGCTGTGATTACTGTATTAGCAGCATTACGTTTAAGTTCTACTTTAGTCTGATTCATTTCATATAATGCATCGGTTGAATCAAGTTTTAAGACAAATTGTGCATAATCAGTTCCAAGTACATTAAAAATAGAACGGTCAACTCGAAAATCTATAGGGTTAGATACATTTAAATGATTATACCACCAGTTTCTCTTGGCTTGCGTTCGAGGACTAGTATACGGAACTCCTGAACTATTAGTTAGTCTAATAGAAAAGATTAACTCTCCCCCCATATCAAAAAATCTATCTCTATTTGCAGTCGAGCTAAATGTAATAGAAAATTCTCTAGATATTCTACCCCTAGCGTTGTCGCCTGCTTGTTGATCGCCAGTTTTGCCTTCGTCAACTTCAATGTCTGATCCGCCGCCCCAGTCAGTTGGACTAACATCTCCAGCTTGGGCACTGGTAGCGGGATTAGTAAATTGATTAGCGGCGTGTACGCCTGCCATACCTTCTGCAATTTCTAATGAAAGTTGAAGGTCATTATATCCGGTAATAGTATCTCTAGGTCCTGAAATATCTCCATTTTCATCATATACATATCCGTCACCTGCTAGAATAGCATCGCCTTCGTTGTATTCTGTAAATGATGGTTGGCTAGTGGGAAGTCCTACATCAGCGCTGCCTAGTTGATGAACTCTTAACCAATAATAGATTGCAAATGCTTTATCAAAATGAACATTATTAAGTGTTTCGCCTGCTGTTACTGCATCAAATGATCCTTCGGCTCCTAGGTACGTATTGATCATAGTAGTACTGACGCCGTATGTACCTGCTAGAGCTATTATTCTAGTTCGTAAATCATTGTAATGTGCTGCGGTAATCTCGTCACCGACTGATACTACTTCTCCCATATATAACTCCTATCTATTAAAGCGTGTTGCCGTTTAGAAAAGTGATACTCGGAGAAGGTGCCGTTACGTATTCAGTATCAGCACGATACTCAGAAAGTTTAATAATTGTTCCCGGTTGCACAGTTTCGTCTACTGGAATAGGAGGAGTAAAAGACTGACCGTCTCCAACATCTGCATCTACACATGTTACTTTTAAGTAAACTATTTGCGAGTTTCCGTTACTATTTAAAACTTGGTCACACTTTGCTTGTATTGTTATATAGTTCTCTGCATATAACGAGTTTGTATTTGTGGCCCAATAACCTACTTGCTGGTAAGAATTAGTAAGCCCTGACCATCCTTCGTTAATAAGACTAGCTGTACCAGCTGATTGACGAGCTTTTAAATAATAACTAAAGTTAGACATAATGTCTCGCCAATGCACATTTTTAGCATCAGAAGTATCAATGTGCTGACCAGTTATTCTAAGCTCGCCGCCTGTATTCCAAAAACGTCTAGCTGCTGCCGGTGTACCGAAATCAATTTTAAATTCGCAATCAATACTTGCCGTTGTTGCAGAATTTCCCCAAACTGCCGACCTAGTTGTACTTAACTTATCGTATTCATTTCTTGACCCTAGTGCATGAAGTCCATTATTTAACGCAACTTTAGCTCTAGTAATTTCTAATTCTAAATCTTCGTATCCTGCAAGTTCGTCGTCAAGAACAACATCTCCTAATTCATTTAATCGATATGTTGCATCGTCGCCGACAATATCTGCTGGGTCGATTTGAGAAAGTGTAGTTGGCAATGCGCCAGTTTGGTGTACACGAGCAGCAACAATAGCATTATACAATTGCCTATGTTCTGTTGCGCCAATAACTCCGCCTCTTGCAGCAGGATTAATTATATAATTCTGCCCGTATCCACCGAAGTTAATATTTAATTCCGGATTGCTATTAAAATCATTATTGTTAACAACATTTAATATCTGAGTACGTAATCTATTAAACGCTTCTGCCGTAATACTCGCCATAATTTACACCTTTAGTACACATTCAACTAGCTTTTCATCTTCGTCACTATTTGATTCTAGTGCTATCCCTACTAGTGCATTTGTTGCTGTAGTAGTACTTACGCCGTCTGTCATTGCATAAACTGCTTGACCTTTGCGCACAGCACCTTTTACTCTTACTGGAACACGCCCTTTAAGTGCAATATATTGTCCATCTGCTTCGCTATTCATTTTAAATGCAGGATCAGTTGAAACTACTCCTACACAAAAGTCTTGTGCAGCAGCTAGATCTACTTCGTGGTCTGGATGATCACATACTGCTACTGCTGTACCTGCTGGTAATTCTTCTGCTGTTGTATATTTCTCTGCCAAGTCAGCGTATTGTGCTTCAGTTGCAACACCTGCAAATTTTGTAGCATTAATTGTACCTTGTGCATCTCTAACCGGAATAGTTAACGGATTGTCGGCTACTGTTGCTCTTGCAAACAAGCCACTTCCCTGTCCATTATATTCAACTTCCTGTGATTGTGTAACCACACCGTCGAATGTATCAGCATACACAGTTCTAAATTTAATAGTATTTGTTCCTAAGTCGCTTGTACTATCTGTTTCTGGTCTAAAAGTATTAGCACTAACTCTAAAACGTATTGAACTACTGTCTTGGAACGCAATATCTGTTCCGCCGTTGTTATTAACTACTGCAATGTTTCCGTTATTAAATAGCTTAAACGTGTCAGCCGAACCAATTGTTAAACCACCACTTGCTCCTTCTGCACGAATATTAGTTTGTGCAAGCATTTCTGGGGAATTTTTCTGAACAAACTCTGAAGAGTCAAATACAGTTCCGTCAACAACAAGTTTTTCAGCAGCACTAGCAGTACCCCAGAACCTTGTTGGTCCTGATGTGTAGCCTGTTGAGTTTGTATTTCTTAGAGTAAGTCCTGATTTAACTTCAGTGTAGTTAGCAAGGTCTAAGTTTTCAGCTTCTGCTGTATTAATGGGGAACGATTCTTGAGAAACAGTAAAAATAACATCGCCGTTTACATAAGCTCTTACAATAGGTTTTAGGGATCCGTCATAAGATGATTTAGCAAAGCCTGTTTCTAGCTGTGTTACTTGTCCTTGTGATGTAGTCTGCGGACCTACAAGGATATATTCTGAACCAGTGTATACAAACACTTGATCGTTTGCACTATCTAACCAAAAATCGCCTGCTGTTTGGCCTTCTGGCTGGAGTGTAGATACTTCAGCACCAGAAGCTGGGCGGAAGCGTTGTCCATCGTAGAACCTAATTCTATTCTCTGTTGCATCGTACCAAATCATACCAGTCACTTTACGTGCTGGTTCTCCTGTACCTGCAAAGTTTTCTAACAAGTGATAAAAATTTTCATTTTGTAACTCGCCGTAACCAGCATAGTTTTTACCAATCATCTTCAATGCTGTTGATTGATTAACTGTGCCGTCCTCAATAGTGATGTCGCTGTTGACACCAGTAAAACTGTTTATTGTATAAGCCATTTCTTTCGAACCCCTAAATGTTTTGTTCTTCTATGTATTTATTTGTTTTCTAACTTTGCTAGACGAGCTTCGAGATCATCTATCTTGTTAAGTGCATTTTGCAATGCGCCAGTAAGTAAAGGTACTAATTTACTATGATCTAGCTGCTGTGCTTTAACTCTGCCATCATCTTCAACTGCATCTTTTTCTCCGTACACTGCTTGTGGTACAACTTCTTGCACTTGGTGTGCTAAGAAACCGTCGTGTACATTTTCATTTTCATCTGCAATATATGTAAACTTAATTGGTTTCAGAGCTTTTACACGATCAGCAGCATCAGACATATCGCCTACAACTTCTTTTAATCTATAATCAGAAGTTGTGTTGTATGCTGTAGTTGATCCATCAGTTGTAACAGAACCAATTGTGCCGTTGGCATTTTTAAAGCTAATTACGTCACGAAGTGCAGTAGTATTTGTACCAAACTCCATATCGCCACTAGTTGTAATCATTACACGGTTGGCTGTAGGACTAAATGCTCCGCCGCCGATGATGAATTGACTACTGTTCATTCTCATTACTTCTGATAGACCGCTTTCAAAGTATACAGAAGCAGAGTTAGATCCACCAATATAAGTATCTGGGTTACCTTTAAATCTGCCGCCTTTGCCGGTGCCACTACCAATACCTTGGAATAATGCATCTCCGTTTGACGTACTTTGGACTCTTGCTTCTTGGTCAGCTGTGCCTGAAATATGCAGTTCTGCAGACAATGAAGTGTTTAAACCAATGCCTAATCCGGAACTGAAATAACCAGTACGGAAATTGTTAATCTGTGAACCCACGTCATAAGTTGCATTAGTGTTAGGAAATACTGATCCACTAACATTTGCAAGTTTTGTCTGTACTCTTGCATCAGTGTAGTACAAGTTTAGACCTTCGCCTAAGTTTGTAGTTGATTTATTTCCAAAAGCAGTGTCAAAACGTGATTGTGTATAGTATAAGTTAGTTCCTTCTGCAACAACAGTTGAGCTAATAGATTGCCAAGTAGCTGCTCCTAGTCCGTTAGTAATAAGAGCTTGGTTTGCCGATCCATCTGTTGCTGGAATTGTAAATGCATTTGCAAATTTAGAAACGCCTGTACTTGAGTTAACACTGTATAGTTCTGTTCCGGAGTTATTAATAACTTTAAAGTATTCATTTGCACCGTTTGAAACGTCAGTATCTAGTCGTACTGTAATGCCACCTTGTGAACGCATCTCTGAACCGTCAATAACCATAGAACTTGTATTATCACTAAATGTAACACTACCGTTCATAGCATGATTTGATGCATATGTCAAGTCGCCAAGTGTTGCCGAGCCGTTGATCTGTAGTTGTCCAGTAGCAGCATAATCAACAATGTTTGTTAAACTTCTAGCTGCGGTAATAACTTCAACACTTCCGATACCAAGGTTGCCATTAATATCTAAACGCTGCACCGGACTCTGTGTACCAAAGCCAACATTACCGTCTGCGCCGTTAACAAACACTGCATCAGGTGCGCCGTTGCCTTCAATTCGGAAGTTAACATCTGCGCCAGTCTCGTTGAACACAACTTCATTGTTACCAAACGAATGCTCTACATAAACGTTGTTTTTGTAGTTTTCAAAAATAGTGCGTGACGCTTTGGTTGATGCTGTAAAGTCTAAAATCTGTGATCTTATTCTACTAAATGCAGTTTCGCTGCCTAAGTTATCATTGCCAGTTAGCTGTATACCACCAATAAAGTCACTATCTGCAGGGTTTGCAGAATCTCTGTACACATTAAAGTACGGACCTGCGTCAGTTGTTGATTCTGTATTTTTAATTCTAGCAACTACAAGATCTGAAACTCCATCAACATCAAGTTTATATGTTGCAGGTCTAGGAGTTGCTCCGTAAATTACAGGATCGTACCCGATACCTAGTTTTCCATTTGGAATGTAAATATCGCCTGTGCCTTGTGGCCTTAGTTCAATATCTGCATTACTATCTATTGTACTAATTACGTTATCTCTAAAGTTAAGAGTTCCGCCAATTGTTAACTCGTTAACATTAAGCGAAGCTGTATCAACTGCTAGTGCTTTAACAGTACCGTTAACATCGAGCAATGCTTGTGCAGTTGTTTTACCAATTGCAACACGACCTTGCGTATCAGTTCCTAATGGTTGAATTGCTAAGTTACGTCCGCCTTGACTCAATTCCTTTGCTTCAATAAATGCAAAGTCTGCGTTTGTTTCGTAACCCATACCAAGTACAAAATTAGTATTATTTGCCCCTGTAACTTTTAGTTGTGCATCTTGTGCATAGTTAACTGTATTAAGATCCTTAGCAACAGTTGCATTGCCGTCAGTATCTAGTGTGCCAGTAAGTGTTAGATTATTAAACTGTACATTAGAAGTTGTTTCAACTGGCTGACCTATTGCGATTTGTCCGCTAGCATTATCATATGTAACACCTGTGCTGCCTGCTAAACTTAGTCTTGCTCTTGCTTCTGTAAAATATCTATTATTATTTCCTTCAGATATTTCATTTGAAGTTAGTGTAACTACTCCAGTTAAACCGTTAACACTGTCTACAGGCGAATCAATTGTGATAATACCTGTGCCGCTGTTGTAAGTACCGTCGCCAGTTACACTAATAGCTGCTCTTGCTCTAGCATCTGTAAAGTATAAGTTTGACGTGCCTTCTGCTAAAGCGTTTGTTGTAGTACTCGATAGTGATGCTGCAAACCTAGAGTTAGTATAGTAGAAGTTAGTTATTCCTTCGCTTAGATCATCTGAATCTTTTGCACCAAATGCCGTATCAAATCTACCTTGAGTATAATATACATTAGTTGATCCTTCAGATAACGCATCAGTAGATTCTGCTATTGGAAAATATCCAGCGCCATCATTTGTTGCTTCCCATCTGTCTGACGATTCGTTCCAGCGTATTAATACATTAGTTAATGAACCTCGTTCAACTTCAATACCTGCATTGAGTGTAGGAAGAGTTGTTTGGTTTGAATTGAGTGTAATAATATTATCTGCAATATTAACTGTTGTCGAATTAACTGTAGTAGTTGTGCCTGTAATAGTTAAGTCGCCTTCGACAATCATTCCAGTTAGTACACGAACACTGCCGCCACCAAATGCATCAAGTTCTAGATCTGAACTAGAAACTGCTGTACGTATTTTGTTTCCTTCTATAAACAATGCATCAGTAGTAAACCTTGCACTATAAATGTCAGTACCTTGTACAGGACTAAAGAAGTCAATAAAGCCACCCGGAGTTGCGCCAATTTGGATATTTCCAGGAGTATTAACTTGTGTAATTGTGTTTCCGCTGATACTAATGTCGCCAATGTCAGCTGCCGTGTTTACATCTAAGTTTTCTAATAAAGCAAGTCCTGTAGTTGTTAAACCAACAAACTGAGGCGATGCTGATTGTGCAACATCTTGACCAATTGCAATAGAACCAGTTGTATTATTATATGTTACGCCTGTGCTGCCACTTAGTGCAGCTCTTGCTCTCGCATCTGTATAGTAAAGATTAACAACGCCTTCCGGAACACCGTCTGTTGTTCCAGTAAACACACTAGCACTACCTAACGGAGTATATGTTATACCGTTGTTTGAAAATTCCCATTGATCATTAGTTTCATTCCAACGTATACCTACGTTGTTTGCTGATCCACGTTCAACTGTAAAGTTAATATCCTGCGTTGGAGCAGCAGTTTCATCAGAATTCATTAACAATGTAAGGCCTGCATAACGCAAGTTTGTTGAGTTAATCTGTGTTGTTGAGCCGCCTAATGTTGTGTTACCTGTGGTTATTAATCCACCAAATGTAGGAATTGCTGTAGGAGCAACATCTTGACCAATTGCAATAGTACCTGTAGTATTGTTGTATGTAACACCGTTTGCACCTGTTAATGATTGTCTAGATCTTAGAGCAGTAAAGTATAAATTAACAGTACCTTCAGTTAAATCATCAGTATCAAATACTGTCATATCAACACGCACTTCGTTAGCTGTTGCTATAATACCATTACCAGCAGCAACGTTAATAGTAACATCTCCTGTTAGCTGTGTATTACCTGCGTCCACTAATCCTGCACCAGCAAATACGTTTACGCCTGCGCTAATACGAGTTGCAACTTCTGCATCAACATACGCTTTGAAGTTTGGATTATTATCAATACTTGCTGCAATTTCTGATAACGTATTCATACTAGAAATAGGAGCCGGAGTTCCAAGAATGTTATCACGAATTGTGTTTACATAGGTAGTAGTTGTGTAGTTGTTGGCTGTTAAGTACGACTGAACACGTTCGTTAGTATAGTATTTTCTATTTAAATCAGCACTTATGCCGTCTAGCCCATTAGTATAAACTGCATCTGCCCATTCAGCACCATTCCAAAATACAGCATCGCCCTGTGTGCCTTCTGGCAATCTGTTAGAGTCAACTCGAACAGTGCCGCCCAGTCCTTGAACTGTGTTAACACCGGCGTTTGCTGCAACAAGCAAATCAACATAATTTTTAGTTGTAGCATCTGTACTAGAAGTCGGTTCAGACATGTTTTTAATTTGTACTGTTCTTACTCCAGCTTGTCCTAATAAAAGAACTCCGCTAGTTGTATCGATAGTTATTGGACTAGACGAAGCAATTGTGCTATTTTGTAAATATAACCCACTTACTGAACTAATAAGTAAGTCTTCTAAAATACCTACATTAGTTAAGTTAGAGTTTACAACACTATTACCTAAAGTGTCTGCACTCAAAATCATTTGTTTGTTAATTGAGTATTTTTTGCCGCTAGGTAGATCGAAGTCTTGATTTGATCTCCAATATCCGCTATCAGAAGAATCGTAAGTTAAGCTGGCATTAGCACCAGAAAGTGTAATGCCGCCACCGTTTACGTCACCTGCACTAATAGCGCCACTGCCTAATGTTAGATTACTGTCTTCAACCACAACTTCCGTAGTTGAAATAGTTGTTAATTCTCCATCAACTCTTAAATTACCTGTAATACGGGCATCGCCGCCAACATCAAGTGTATATTCTGGGGATGAAGAAAATATACCAACTGATCTGTTAGGCGTATTAATTGTAATGGCGTTTTCTCTAATGCCGTCAACACTAACACTAATTGCCATTGTTTGGTTACTTCTAGTATTAGTAATGTTGTAGCGATCAGATTCCATAGTATGTGTTACCTGACCTTGTGCGCCTAGAACAACACCGTTATTTGAGGCAACTGTTAATCTACCATTAATTGTTCCAGAAGTATAAGTTGACAAAAACTGCGAAGCATCTCTACGTACACCACTAGCGTCCAATAAGAACTTTGCAGTATCAACTGTTACGTTATTGTTAGTAAATGTCTGCGCAGTACTAGCATTAAAGCCGGTATATAAGTTGTCACCTAGTTCTGGAATTTGGCCAGCTAATGGAACAAAATTCTTTGGAGAGTACGCACCTAGCATTACACCATCTGTAAATATCTTAGTAATAGTTACCGGCTGTAGCTGATCATCTCTAATTGTTTCAGTAACAAATCCGCTTGTGTTTTGTGACTTACTGTAAATAGGTCCTGCTAATGTAAGGTCAGTTCCATCATAAAAGTACATTTGGTTTTCTTTCGAATCCATCCAAATGTCGCCTGCAACAAGTGCAGTTGGCTGTGTTTCTGAAACAATTGGGCCAGCGCCTGCTCTAAATGTACTACCATCGTAAATTTTAAGTCTATTTTCGTTTTTATCATACCACAACTGACCTTGCAACGGATTGCGCGGACTTGTAGAACTTGCAAAGTTTTCAAGCAACTTAACAAAGTTTTCGTTTAGTATCTCACCAAACCCTGCATAGTTTCTACCTATCAGTGTAATGTCGATACTATTACTGTCAATAGTACCGTCAATTACTTCTGTAATCAGCGTCCCATCTGTTCTATTGATTCTATATGCCATTATGTTATTTCCCCAGCGTAAATGATAAAGTTGAGAGACATGTAAGGGTTAAGTACATTTAAAGGTGTGCCTGTTTGTACTTCAGTGCCATCAGGACCGACTACACTACCTGCATTTGAAGATAGTTGTCCACCGTCTGTGACTGTTCCTGATGAAGTAATTGACATTCCGTTTCCTGTTTGCCCGTCATTGTAATCTCTGTAAGCATAGAAAGGATCACCTGTTGTGCTTTCCATGTTATGCGAGTGTTCTGGTAGGTTGCTAGCACTTAAAGTTCTTGACTCTGCGCCGCCTGTTCTACCCACTGCCGAAGCAGCATTATTTGACACGCGGTTAGCTGCGCCGCCACCAGTGCCTTCTAAGTTATTCATACTATCTACACCAAGGACCATACGGCCTCTTAAGTCTGGTAGATAAAAATTACCAGGCTGTGGATCATCTAGCTGTGGATATAAATTGCTTGCTCCGCCGAGTACAGTATATAATTGATTAAATTTTGTTTGACTTACCTGACTTCCGTCACATAGTAGCCATCCTGCAGGTCTTGTTGCTACAACACTCCAATCACCTGCCCAAGGCGTAATACTCCCCACTGGCAAAGTTGGTACTAAACTTAATAAATCATTAACTGTGGTTTTTCTTAAAGCGTTGCCAACGTCATTGATTAAAAGTTCGTCTGCTTCTCTATTAATATCTGCTCTAGGTAATAAACTTTTATTACCAATAAGTTCTGGTCCAAGTGTAGTTTCAAATTCTTGAACAAACTGGCCTGTTCCAGCATTTGCAGTACCGTCGTATTCAACTTCGGTGCTTGTAACATCTCCTACTAATCTAAATGTAGTTGAGTTAGCAAGCGAAGTTGCACTTTCAACGTTACCTTCAATTGTTAGGTTACTACCAGTAATGGTTTCTGCATTTAATACTGTAGTATAAACTGTATTTGTATAAAGATTTCTGTACTTATTAGATGCACTACCGATGTCATGAATGCCTTGACCTTCGGTAACAAGATTTGTAGTTGTTAAGTTTCCATTAACTTTTACAATGTCGTTAAAATAAGACTGCCCAGCAACACCAATGCCACCCGCTGTTCTTATAGAACCTGTTTGACTGTTGGTGCTTGCTTCTGTTCCTGTAACAACTACTGCTGTTGCATTGCTATTAATGACAGTACTGTTTCCAGTTACCACTATGTTTCCAGCGTTGGATATAGTAACCGGAGTTGTTTGTATTCCAGCATTATTAACTTGGAATTTGATGTCGGCGCCGTCAACGTTATTAGTTAAAATTCCGTCGCCGCCAGCAACTCGAACATTAAATGTACCTTCTTCGCCTAAGAATACGCCCGCATCTGCTTTAACACGCAAATTGCCTTGTATTGCTCCGCTAATATCATTTCTTAAAAATTTATCAGCACTAATAGTACTGCCAGCAATACTTAACGCTTCAGCACGTTCGGCTGTTCCGTAGTATTTAAATGCTAAACCAGATGTTGCATTTTTAAGGGTAATTCCTTTGTACAATAAATCAAATCCTGGAATTTTAGTTCTTGGTCTAATGTAAGGAATACCTGTTGATTCTTCAGCAGAGTTAATAACTGCAATTAATTCGTTTGCAATGAATACTTTAATAACAAAATAAGTGTTGTTGTTAACATCAACAACTTCTTCTGCAATAATACCTGTTTTATTGCCTTCGCTATAGTTTGGTCCTACTAAGATCCAAGCACCATTAGCAAACAAGTACAATGTTTTATTTTGCGAGTCAACCCATAGATCGCCTTCTTGTGTTTCTGCCGCTGTCGGTTTCGTATTTGATTTTTTAAGGCCGCCAATTTCAACCCACTGTGTACTATCAAATACGTACATAACGTTTGTTGTGGTATTATACCATATTTGTCCTTCAACAGGATTATTTGGAGCATCGATATTAGCAAAGTTTTCTAATAAGTGCAAAAAGTTTTCGCCAGTTGCAACTGCATAACCGGCAGTATTTTTACCAATAAACTTTAAATCAGTTTGTTCATTAATAGTAAGATCATCTACAACAATAGGTTCTTTAGTAGTATCACTAAATGTAATAGTATATGGCATTCTTAGACCTCACTTCCGCCACTTAGACTTTGAATTCTAACTGTATAATCAATTTGAATAAGTCTGTTCAGTGACTTTTGTACTGGGTGGAAAATAACATGAGTAACAAGTAAGTTATCGCCTGTAGTGCGCTTTGCTTTTAGACCAAGTTCGTCAAATACAAATAATGCTTCGGTATCGGTAGAGTTATCAAAAGCATCTTGACCTTCTGGTTCGCCGTAGTCTAGTAAACAACTTACAACAATATCAGTATAATTAACACCGGTAACATGGCGAGTTTCAATTCTGTTTCTTAGCGGGTCAGTGTTTTCAGTACTGCGATCGTCAACAACCTTACTAAATGTTTGATTGTACAAACTTGCATTGGTTCCTGTTGAGTTAGGAGTTAAGTAAGTGATAATGCCTGTTGGGTCAACCGCAGTTCCTCCATTACCAAAGCTCATTTCATATATGTTACCTTGGCCAGCATTAGCAATACTTTCAGCTAACGCAATACTCATGTTCTCATAGTGAATAGCATTTCGCTTATTCACATAGACTTCCTTAGTTTCCGGATCATATATTTTAATATGCCCTTCTACGTGTATCCCACTCGGTTCATTAATTTTTGTCATATTTTTCTCTCTACCATATTGTATTTATTTAGGAAACGAAACTGTTTGGGCACGTAAGAACTTGCCTATTGCATTTTCTGTATCTGATAAACTTTCTCCACGATTCTGCCATATTACACCCTGTTTACGCTTGATTACTATCTTTGCGCCTACTTTTGGAGCAACTGTTAAACGCACAGACGGTGTTCCATTAACACTAAAATCTGCAGGTAACCCGCTGTCACCTAACGGACTTAGCTGGTCTTTGTCTGGGTTATATAATGTGCATGGCGCTTTGTTCATTCTCTTACCCTCTACAAAAACTTCAATATCATCTGCTTGTCCATATGTCTCAGGAATTGATGTTGCAGTTGGGTCAAATTCGTTATTTCTGTTCCAACCGTTGTTTGCTCTTACTGTAGCTGTATTTAACTTCGGAGTGTATGGAAGCGAATATTCTTGTGTTATTCCGTCACCGTAAAATACTTCAGTAAGCTCTGTGTCAAGATAATCAATTGTTAAACTCTTACCTTGATTTAGAACTTCTGTCGCAGCATGATAAATTTCTTTAGTAGCAGTGCCATACGTTCCTCTTCTTAGTTGTGATAGTATATTTCCTTCTTTCTTCATGTACTCAATACGTTCTGATCCAACGAATATAATTCCTGGAACGTTTTGTCTTACAATTGGATCGTCTAATACACTAGCATCATCTACCTCAATACTGCTGTCATACCAATTTAGTAATGTAGTTAACTTTGTTGACTTTTCAGTATTAACTGCTTTGTAATGAGTTCTATTCAAGTTATCAGTAAACTGTCTAAATGCAAAACTCTTTTCAACTGGATCATAATCAAATATAACAATACTAAATGTATCAGTGCTGTTAATATTACGAGCAATATCAACTTGTACTGCGGTGCCGCCTTCGATTAGTGTGTAATCTCTGTGAGGAGTTAACAAAGAACCGTTGATTGCAACTAGTACGTAGTTTGCATTTGAAACTGGTGTGCTTAGAAGAATAATTCCGGCATTGCCTGCAACACTACTACGGTACCATTTGCTTGCAGGAGTTAATGTACGTCTACTTAGTACGCTCTTAGATTTATGCTGAGTGTCAAACACATCAGTGTTGTAAAAACTCATAATCATCAAGTTTGTGCCGCTCGGTAATGCAGTAGGAGTTACTAACTTTCCGTTCATCACATAGTATTGTGCATTTGTCATGATGAATACTTTTATCTCTTGACCTAATTTAAGTTTACCAGCAATGAAAGCAATTGTGTTAGATCCAAAATCAATTTGGTAATCAACCCCTAGTTCTTTAATTATACCGTCTACATAAACTTCTGTGTGTCCTGAACTAAACTCGCCATATTCAAAGTCACTTAGGTCAACTTGAAAGTCGTCTGCGCCGTTAGCTGTAAACACCTGTGTGTATCCGCCATTTAACATTTTGTCATCAGCAAATACTACTAAGAAGTTAGCACTTGGAGAAGCACCATACGGAGTGTCATCAAGATCAAACTGTGTTGTACTACCGTCAGCTGTTTCTAGTTGCTTTTGTATGTAACTATAATCTGGAGACTCGTCGTTATATACTGTGTATTTGATGTCAGCGTTAGTTGGCGGAGTTGGATCAAAATCTAGACCTAGTCTGTTAGATTCTTGGTAAGAATCATCTGTTACAAGCAATCTTGGCTTAACTCGTTTGCCATTAACTGTTGCAAATACTCTTAGGTCTTTAGTATATTTCAATGGAGTAATAAATTCGCTTGTACTTCCGTCGCCAGTAAATCCGTCAATTAAAATAATATCATTGCCGTTTGTACCAAATGTCATAATAGTAACAACATCGTTTACGCTTGGTACTGTATTCAATATTATAGTTTTACCTGGATTAATCAGGTAATCATTTAACGACTGTATATTAACATCTAACTCTGCTACTTCACTAGTTAGCAATGTTTTTTGTGGTTGCAAAGTAGATAGTTCTGTTGTATAATCACTAATAGCTATAGATAGTTGTGATTCAGTTTCTACTAGTGCAGCAAGGTCTACTGTTTCTTGACTAAACTGACTATTGTAACCCGACAACTGACCTTGCAGAACACTAATCTGGCTTAGTAAACTAGCTAGCTGACTTTCGTAAGTAGGACTCTGAGGACTAAGCGATGCAACCTGTGACTCTAATGAAGCAATTTGAGACTGTGTAAAGAGTATACTATTTTCAATTGCATCTAGTAACGACTGCTGATTGATTATTTCAACTGCAATGTCATCTAATTGTGTTTCTAATGGAGCAATTAATACCTGTAGTTCGTCAATTCTAGACGAAACTATAGTAAGCTGTTCTTCTTTAATAGCCTTGTTACTTTCGTATGCTGTTAAGAAGTCAGTGTACGCTGCAAAGTTTGGAGTATACTGATACTGGTTTGGACGCAGGATCTTATTATTAACTTTTATTATTAGCGCATCTTTACTTTGCGGATCTGCAATATAAGCAAAACTCTTAGTGCTTCCATCTGCTACGTAACTAATGCTGTTAATCTGTGGGCCGCCACTACGTGACAAGCTATAAACAAACATGTCAATAGATTCCGAAACGTGCCCCGGAACTTGCTCTTCTAAGCCGCCGCTTGTAGTTGGTGTAACAAATCCGTCGCCATCCATTGTGATATCTTCTGGATTATACCCAGTAGCTTGAGCATATCCTAGATCGCCGCCGTTAACAATACTATCAATATCAACGCCTACTGGGATGAAGCTGCCATCACTTGTTGATTTTCTTAAGATAACTTGTTCTTGTCCTGCATCACCTAATATAACACTTGACAAATTCTGTAACGGAATAGTAAAGTCTGTTGTTTCTCCGTCACCTGCAATAGTTTGCATTACTGCATTTGTATTCGTTATGCCTGTTCCTACATTCCAGTTAGTATCATCAATACGAACTCCGTTTACATAAACGTTCCATATGTCATCAACCGCAGGTGCAGTTGCAAATGTATAAGTTAGCTCAGTAGCATCATTGTAAAGTGTGATATCTGTAAATGTTTCGTCACTACCTTCCCAAGTTACGTTGTCCCAACTTGTTCCGTCTGTGCCCCAACCGCCTGAAGGTTCAAATCCAAAACCTGTTACGCTTACACCGCCATAGTCTACGCCTGTCATTAACGCAGCCGGGTCTTTTGCAAGTTGTCCAACAGTTGGGTTGTAATAATAGTTAATTCTATCATAGGCCCTTAAGAACGAAATGTCTTTTTTGTATTCAATAGTTAAAGTTTCGGTTGCTTCTGCTGCTATTAATATTTCTAAATGTCCGAACAACTTAGTTAGTCCGTCGACTTTAGTAGTAGCATTTCCTAAACTATATTCGCTGTCTAGCAATTCCTCGCCATTAATTTTAACAGTAGTTAAACCTTTTCTTAAATCAGCTGGCCACTTTAGCGCAAATGTTGTTTGCACGCCTGTGCCTAAAAATGTTTCTGTAACATCTAAATTTAGTACTTCTGATTGACCTAGTGTCCTATCAAATTTAATTGTTATGTCGTTTTTACGAATTGTATTATTATCAATGATAGCAATAAGTGTAGCAGTTTCGCCTGTATCATCAACTGAGCCGTTAATAATTACATCAGGTCTTGAGTAATACCCAGTTCCTGAATTAGTTACCACAACATTAGTGATTTTTCCGCCACTACCGATATATGCTTTAGCTGTTGCGCCGCTGCCGCCGCCGCCGCTGATTGTTAACTCAGGTGCTGTTTGATAACCTATACCGGCATTTTGTATTTGTATATCACTTACACCGTATGTGTGGTTATCTTTCCAACTCTGATCTGGATATATATCCAACGATGTATTTCCATCTAATACTAGATCGTTATTAAACACTTTAATGTTATTTGTTGATTTTAAATCAAAGTCAGTGGTTAGTGTGCTAACTACTTCAGTTTTGTTATAGCTACTTACAAATTCCCTTACTTTAGTTCTATATGGTTTTACTTCGTTGATGTAATCTTGATAAGAAGTTAAACTATCATTTTTATATGTAATTCTCTGTTCTAGTTCTCCTACATTGTGTTTTGCCTTTACAAAACTTGTTTTAAAGATCCAGTCAACTGGTGTCTGTTCAGTTAACACATAGCGAACACTGTTAAAGAATAAGTTGTTAAATTCTACTTGTAAGTTATCAATAAAGATATTATTACGGATAGCATCAAGAATGATTCTTGCTTCTTGAGTCGGAATACTATCGTAGTTTACTTCTTCATAACTAATACCGTCATATCCTAATACGTTTTGATCAAAATCATATAATGCTGAACTTAATTCTATAGTTGCCTTTTCTCTTCCAACTACAGTATAGTTTAAGTTGATATCACTTTCATTAGTTTCATTATTTCTCTTTAATAGTAACCAAGTTCCGCTACTGCCGACATTGGTAATTTTTACTATTTGTCCAGGGCGCGGCGAAATATTTAATAATTGATATGACCCGTCAATTAAGAAATCAATCGGTGTATTTGCAGTTACGCCAGATGAATACCAATCTCTGTAAGTCCAGTAACTTGACACATCATACGATTGTATTCTAGTTAGCTGCCAATTCTTGTTTCTAGTATCGTAAACATATAGTCCCCACTTGTTAGTATTATTAACGTTTGTACTTAGAACTGTATATTGTCTAACTACTGCATAAGTATCGTCTATATATCCAGTACCTGGGTTAACAATAGAGACGCTGTCTATTCTACCAAATGCATCAATAGTTGCTTCTAATACTGCATCTTTACCTTGGCCTACTACCGTGATGTCCGGTGCTTGTAAATATCCTCTACCAGGATTGTCAATAACAACATCTGTTATGTTGCCGTTTTCAATTCTTAAACTAATATCAGCAGTAGTAAGTTTACCAGTAGCAATAAAGTTTAACTCTAAGTCATCGGATATTTCTATGTCAAACAGTTTTGATTCTGCTGTTGGTACTAATTCTTTCTCAAAGAACGGTGATATGTCGAAGTCGTCAACAAGTATGTTTTTAGAGAATACATAGTTAATGTATTCAATTGCTTGTTTCATTGCTTCGATTCTATTTTTAAACATGCCCTGTCTTGGCTTATTTAAAATACCGTAGCGTTGCTTTTCTCCTAGATTTGGATTTGGCACTGGATAACCATCAGTTGTAAATCCAACTAAACTATCATACCACTTTTTAATTAATAGGTCATTAGGTATACTAATATCTAAACCTTCAGAGATAATTTGGTATTGTCTATGTATGTTAGTATCAGTTTTGTCTGTTGTCCAGAATCTAATATTAACTGCAATGTCTGCATCATTTAGATATTGTTTGGCATTATATAGTACAAAACTATTATTACTGGTTATTGCTATGTAGCTATATCCCTGTCCGCTCGGATCTTTAATTAGATTAGCAATAGACGCAACATCGATTGCTCTTCCGTCTTTCTGAGGCACAGTTGTTTTATTTTTAACCCAGAACATATATTTGTTTGTAAATATTTTTGCTATCGGATCGTACTCTTTAGCAATTACATAAGAAGTATCTCCGTATTTTGATGTTCCGGTAATACCTAGTGCAGGGCCTTCGTCTGATGCAGATAGCTCATCGTATACACTTGGTTTGTACTTTGAACTTACCCATTCGTACACATCAATACTGCCATATTGGTTTAATTTACTCCAATTGTTAGCTCTATATAATGCTGAGTTTTGATGATAGTTTACAAAGCGTGAAGTTGTTAAGTCCCACCATACATCGCCTACATTAGTTGCGTCCCAGGCTCCAACTTCATCAATGTTTACACTATCGTCACCAACAGTATAAACTGCTGGATCCCAGAATGTTTTATATTTTATTTCTTGATCAGCAGGTCCTGCAATTTTTCCTTGTAAAGGATCAATAATGTCTAGTTCTTTTACTAACACATTTGTTCTAGTATTGTACAAGAACGCACTTTTAATTTTTGATACATCAGCCGGAGCAACTGCCTGTCTACGAGTATTCCAGCTAGTAACATTACTTGTTCTATAAAAGTCGATTATTGCGCCGTTTCTGTTGTTGTAGTTAGGCACACCTGCAATTACATGATTTTTATTTGCAAGAACATTTGTTCCTAGATTAATAACATCTCTGTCAGCTAGTACAATTGAATCTTCGTAGGTAAACTTGCCGTCATATCTGTAGTATACATCTATTTTTCCTGTATCTTTAAATATGTTTGATAAGTGGGTTGCATTAGAGTCAAAAGTTGTATTATCCGATAGTGGAGTTCGTTCAACTTGATCTCCACGACGTGAACCTATAACTAGATTATTATCTGAAATACTTACTTTGTTTCCAAATTCTTGATTTGCAGAAGATCTAACTTCAATCGTTTGCTCAATAACAAAATTAGCAGCATTACTTGACACAGCTTCTTGATTATTTAGAACAAAAACTTTACCAGTATCAAGTTTGTCAACGCTGTCATATTTTGGCGAGCCAATTACTAGTGTTTGTGCATCTTCAGTTAAACTAATACTGTGTCCAAACACGTCTCCGGATGCATCGTTATCGCCAAGTGTGCTTGAAGATATCGTTTGTACAAGATTGTATACATCATTTTCGTAAGTATAAACAAATACCTTTCCGTAAACACCAGTAGTATCTACTGCAATTTCTTCCCAGTTAGGAGCTGCTGGAGCAGTACCAGCACTTGCTGTTGTTAATTTTTTCCAATATAGCCCATTATACTTAACTGCTTCATTGATAGCATAAGTTGCAGTATTAATATATTCGCCTTTAAAGTTTTCAACAATTGCACTGTTTGCAAAAGGCGCATTAACTGTGAGTATGTTGCCGTTGTCTGATAATTCAACATCGACACCAAAGTCCATTGAAGCGTTAATTACTTCAACAGTGTTACTTCCAGTAGCAGCAAGGGGTAAAGACTTAGTAGGAGCCCATTGCCATTTGCCGCCTGTGCTTAGATTCCAGTCAAACACATAAACTTTACCAATACCGTCATGTCCAGGTGCCGACACAAACATTCTGTAGTCTAACTTTCCTACTTCTTTAATAGTAATGTTTTCGCCAAAACGCTGACCCGGCTGTGGTTCAGGAGACTGCATAATAAACAATAAGTTAAAGTTGCCGCTGCCGGTTCTTACATATACCGACACCCAGCCTTGATTTGTAATACCTGATGTAGCTGTTGATTTTCCTTCAACTTCGTTGTAACCTAATTCAACCCAATCGCTTACTAAGTTCGGCGGTGTAGCATTTAAACCGTTAACAATTGCTTTGTAGAATTTATCTTGGTAAACAACAACATCTTCTTGAACATAATTTGCGCCGGCATTCCATTCGCCTGTAAAATATGTAGGAACATCGCTGGCATTTGGTACACCAACTGCTAAAAACTTTGTATCCGGAGACAGTGAAAGCACTTGTCCAAAGCCGCCGTATAATGGTGATGTTTCACTTACACCATAAGCTGGACTAAACTCTGTTTTGGTTAGCGATGTAGGAAGCTCAATGGTTTGTATTAACCTATGTTCAGTTAAATCATTTGCTCTAGCATATACATATACTGCTGCATCTGAGGTTGTAATAACCTTTTGCAATACATCAGTATCTTGATCACGCTGTTCTATACTTGTAGTCGAATATGCAGGATCACCTACTACAAAATCTCTATTATATCTGTCAACTGCTACACTTGTGCCGTATGTGCCAGTTGTATCAAAAGTATTTGAAATTATATTTTTCTGATAAACTTTATTTTTTTCTAATACTTTCCAGTTGTTGTTTATTCCATCAACCCAGACAAGCTCGCCTTGTGAAAAGCCGTCGATAGGAGTAATAACATTTATTTCGTTAGTATCTGAAATTCTAGCATGAACAAAATTGTAAAGAATTCCTTGACTGCTATCTTCAACTGTAACATCGTCGTCTAGTTTCTTATCACTTTCAACTGTAACATCATAACTGTTAATTGATTTAATTTTATAGAATTTATCAACATCTGGGGAAACGTTCTTAACGCCAATTACATCTCCAACTTCTGCAACAAGCAATTCGTTAGTTCTTAAAATAATGTCTGTGCCGCTGCCTCTTTTTGCCGACAACACATTTATTTTTGCATCTTGCATTCTTAGTACGGTCCAAGAAGCATTATAGAAACTTACCCAAACAGTTGAGCCTACATTAAAATCATCAATATTTAATGCTGCAATGTCATCTACGTATTTTACACTAAAATCAACATCATTTTCATCTACGTTGCCTGCTGTTCTAATAAAAGAAGGTATTTTAGTAGTAGCTTTGAACGGAGCATGATTGTAACCGTCATATGTTACATACGCTTGATCCGGAGTATATCTATAAACCAAGTCAGTTGTATTAGAATCAATAACCGATACTAGCTCAAACGGCTGTGGTTCAAGTCTAACAAATTCTTCATCAATTTTATATTCAACTTCAACAAAGCTATCTACTGCGCCATAATCGCCTGATCTGATAGCCCACTCTTCATAAAAGTTAAGACTTTCTTTATCAGCTGCGCCGAGCTTGTCAAACATTTTGTTTAGTACATTTTTTGTACCTTTGTCAAGAATCATACCTTGATAAAACTTATACTGACTCACATCGTCATTAATAATGTTTTCTAGGTATCTGCGTTTTTGGTAACCAATGGTATGCTGTGCTAACCGCTGCTGCTCTGTGTCAAAGTTGTCTGTGTCTAGATCAAAGAAATCTGTAAACTGTTCGGCTCTGTAATCAAAGTTTGGAATTAAAGTACTTTGTTGAATTCCAGATAGGCGTTTCCAATTTTCTTCGTTAAATACTTCTCCAGAAACTATTTTATCTTCTGCACTATAATAAAACTCTTTATGTTTTACTACGTCACCAATTTGGAACTGTGTAAACGGTGTCCAAGATTTAACAGTAACTTCATCAAAGATAAATCCCGGAGTAGTTAATCCACCATCCCATAAAACAGTTTTGTATCCCAATACCTTTACACGATCTTGTCTGTAACCTGCCGGTTTGTCGTACAACGTATCAGCAAACACTGTTGTATTGTCTATTAAAAGTACATGTTCTGTTTGTACTAAGTGTAGTCTAGCAAAATAAATGCCGTCATCGCCTAAAGTTTCTAGTGTGAATTTATTATTTGCTCTAGTAACATCTAGATCGTTTATCGATATACGAGTTCCTGCACTATTGTATATTTCATAGTCATAAAAGTCATTTAGTAAACTATCAACATTAGTATAGTCAACATTGATTGTAAATGTTTTTGCACCCGGGCTAAGTGCAATAACAGTGCCTTCTGACCAATTCTGTGTTGTCCAGTATACAAACTCTTTAACCGAAGTGTCCCAGTCTTGTAGTATAGAATTTTCGTTATCATAGTTGTCAAATACAAAACCAGCTTCAGCTAGGTAAGCACCGTATCCATACATAAAGTCAACAACATCTTGTACAGTAGGTAATATTGTACCGTAATCTAATGTGTAATATGCACTGGTATCGAAGTTGCTTCTATAAAAATAGCTGTTGCCGCCGACTGACGGTAAGGAAGGTAATTTAACAAATTTATCAGAATCAAAAGTATCACTACTAAAGTGATCTTCACGACATCTGTAATAGATTCCGTTATACTCAACAATTTTACCTTGGATATAAGTTTTTTCACTATCCCAAGAAATAAATGACTCGCTAACTGCGCCTATTGTTATTTGGCTGTCGTTTTGAGAAGTTATTATTCTACGATGTTGGAAGTATGGAAACTTTTGATCATATCCCTTTATTAAGAATCCGTTGGTTCTTTTTTCAACTATAACGCCACTGTACGATAATACGTCCACAGGGCTACTTGTGTTTAACACAATTTGATAGTTTTCTTCTGGAATGAAAACATTTCCTTCATTCAAAGGAGTACGACTATCTAGTATTAATCTAAATTTAGACTTTTCTGTATATCCTGCAAGTTTTGCACCTAGCTGGTTATTTGCATTTTTTAAATTAAAAGAATAATCAGTAACAAACGACTCGCCTGTTTGATATAGCCAATTGTTAACATAAGAAATCAAACCGCTTGCAAGTGCAGTATTAGACACTTTATCTGCAAGACCCGAAAGTGTTGGATATTCTCCCGCATATTTAATAATGCCACTGACGTCACGGGAAGTATGAGCGCGATCTAAATATACTCCAAATATTTGTGCAGGCTTAGTTAAGAACCAAGCGCACAGCAGTGAGAAGCGATAACTACTTGATCGTCTCCAAGCGTTTTCAACTGGTGATTGATCGCCAAACGCATATTCTGCACCGAACTCAGCTGATTCGTAATTTTGTGCAATATTTGCTTCAATAGGATCTCTAAGTCTTCCGTTTGCATCTACTGGAATGATATCCAATAAGCCAGGACGACTAAAGTCATTGTTAATTCTATTATTACCAGGTTCTTTAATACGGCCTACTTCTAAGTCTCTCCACATTAGTAAGTTTTCACTAGTGTACGGAGCCGGGCCGTATTCATCTTCCCACCAACTTGGCATGATGCTGAAGCCTAGCATCTCCCAAGGCGTTAAATGAGGTCTGTCAGTATCGTACCAATAGTTGTATATGCCTCTCCAAAATCCTGGAAGCTGTTTATCTTTATACGAACCAGTCTTATAGTTATAGGTAAACTGATTACCAGTCTCGAACCAAACATTATCAGTGTAAGACACATTAAGATTTTTATGCCATTTTAAAAACAAAGGTCTTAAAATGTTATCTATTTCTTTTAGACTATATTCGCCTGTTCTATTAGCGCCTGGCTTAAAGGAATAAAAATCAACAAGGTCGTTAGTATATTCAATTTTAATATTGTTATATATTCTACGTTCTAGTTCAATGATTAAGTCATCTCTGTAATCATTAAATGCCAGTATTACACTTCCGTCGTGTCCTTGAATTACATTCTGCGGAGTTTGTAAAGTAGTGTCTAAATATTTTTTAGGCTCATACTTAGGCAACAATCCTAATCTAGCAGGAGTAGGAGCAATATAGTTACCTACTAGTGTGCTATACTCTCGAATAACAATAACATCGTCGACTTCTTTTGCTACATTAATTTTAACAAAATTATCATTAATGAACTCGTACTCTGATCCTAGTAACAGTTGTGTATCGTTTAGATAAACTAATATCGCTTTGTCTTGATGCTTGTATGGTTCAAAAATTTCTGTAATACCGTAAAGTTCAAACGTTGGGTCAATTACAGTATGTCTAATTTCGTTAAATGCTCTAAAAGGAACCATGCCACTATTATAGAAGCTATCAGTCTCTTTGTTTTCTGCTGTGATACTTTCTAAAATAGTATCAACATCTATATTAGGCGTTCCTAAAATTTCGTCTGTAGAAATTTTATCTAAGAATGTCTTTTGAAACTTGTCATAACTTTTTGCAGCATAATCAAGAGATTTAATAATGTTTGTATCCTTGTTAGTCAAGTGATACATCGCTATGTTAATCGGTCCAGAATGCTTAACAAAGCGGCTGCCGTAAGCACTAACTGTTCCTAGGTCTCTAATATTAGAAATTCCTGGGAATGTTCCTTCAACTGCTGGTGCTGCATTAAATATAGTCTCAACGTGATCAGTAATTTCGCCTAGCGTAATTTGTGTAGGATCTTCGTTATTAGGATTGTTTTGCAAGTTCAATGGAAACTCGTAATACCCATTTTCATTTTTGTTTGCAAGACTATGTGTTTTAATAATAACGCTTGAATTTTCGTTCAAGTCATTTGCAAAATGAACATATAATCTATTGTTCTGTGTTACTAATGTAAAATGATTAGTAATTTTGTTGTTTACAAATACTTTAACATCTAAATCAGTTAATAGTGCAGCATCATTGTATACATCAATCTCAAAATCGTTTCTATTTAAGTCAGCAATATAGTGTCTAATGACTTGCTGAACACTATGAGACGCAGCACGTTCCCACGCACTGTGATATCCAAAGTTGCCAAGTCTATTGTAAACTTTAATATAGCTGTCTTTTGCAATGATCGAATACTTTTTCTCATTTTTAATATAGTCATATGTGTCTGTTAGAATATTAGAGCTAAACAAAATATCACCAATATTACTAATACTCAAATACTTAATAGGAAATCCTAAAACTGTATCTGGAGCTCCGTTGCCGGTTTGATAAGAGAACACATAGTTCCCTTTGAAGCTAGTTGAACCATACTTTGTAGTGTCACTCAGTGATTCACCGTCAGCATCAAATAGATCAAATAACGGAAACTGGTTAGGTTCTGTTTTCTGCTGTGCTTCAGTCCATTTTGTTCCGTCAAACCAGAACTGCTTACCTTGATTTAATTTTCCGGATTTAACTACTAATGTGTCGCCTACTACATTGTTCTGTACATCTGGAATTAATGTTATGATTCGTTCATTATTAAATCTAACAAAATTCACAGTAAACACTTTATCACGAATTAGTAAATCGTTATCAGCAGTAAAAATAACTCGCATGCCTTCAATAAGATTAATGTTATCAACGTAATATCCTGTTGTTCCTTCAATCTCCGACATAATATCTGTTGTCACTGTGTCAACTAGATCAATATCTCCAACACGGTTCCAGCCATTATTAAACAACTGAATTCCTGGAATAAATTCGATAATCGGTCTACTTGCTCTTGCTGATTGATCTAATATCGGAGTGGTGCCAGAAATTTCATAACTAGTTTCAATAACAGATTTATGTATCCATCTGTTTGCACGGCTCCAATGGTTGCCGTCGTATGCTGCGCGGTTAATTGTAATATAGTCTTTATCTTTTTCTGAGTTTTGATCAAACGGATTAACGTCGAATCCAATATCATCAAACTGCAATTCTTCTAATGCTTGGCCGGGATATAAAGTTTCTAATTCTTGTTCACTTATTAGAATAATTTCTTTACCAACACCTTCAACATACCAGTTACCTTTAGAATACTTTTCAGGAGTAACATCGCCTAAGAAGTTTACTTTCATTCCGTTACTTAACTGATGTCCAGTCTTTAGCTGGTATTCTTTTTTGCCAACTAACTCTTTATCAATATCAATTTCAGTATTTTGATCAATTGACAGTACTTGAATAAGTCCAGACGAATCTAAATCATTTGTGTTTACATAATGTAAAATATCAGGAGTGTTTTGATCAATAGTAATTGTAACTGTACCTACTTCAGTACCATTGTTATCAATTTTTTCGTTATATTCGAATCCTGTTTTTGTCTTTTTTGTTTTAATCCAAAAAGGATTATTTTTTTGATTTACTTCAAATTTATATGTTAGACCTCTATAAAGTTTAATAGTAGGATTTCTAGTAAGTCCGTCAGGATTGAATACAAACGCATTACTGTCGCCGTCGTTAACAATCTTAACAGTGTATGTACTTGTAACACCTTTTTCTTGGCCTGCAATACTTATAGCAACAGGGCCCTGGCTTACCCAGTAATACTCTCTATAGTTTACTAACTTGTCCCAATCAACTCGAGGATCCCAAGAATAATATTCTTGAGAATTTAGTCTGTTATGATTAGTTGTGTTAGCGCCGAAAGCACGTAATTGGTTAATATAATCATTATAGTCTTTGTAGTATACTACATTATCATTGTTGTCTTTAACAATTAATGCAGGCTCTAATTGATAATTTTGACGATCGTCAGATATATCTGGAATATAGTTATCATCGGTGGAAAACGCCTTAGATGTTTTTCTACCTAGATATCCATTTATTTTTTCAATAACACCGTCTTGAATTAACGGGTCTAATGTAGCGGACAAAAACTTTTTATTAGTAGTAGACCTAAAATATTTAGGTAACAGATCTAACGATGTTTTTCTTTGTTCGTTGTTTTCGCCTGGAAGATTAATTTCTTCTTGATCTTTTGCCATTCTTAGCTATCTCCGTTAAATGCTGCTGATGTAATATTAGTTGCACCTGATGCTGCATATGTAATCTTACTACTTGCTTTTATTTTTTCTGCTGTAATTTCGTCTATAATCTCGATAGTATCAACAGTTGCTCCGCTTTTAAATATTTCATTGTTTTCACTGTTAACTTGGAATAAGTTACCGAACACTCCTGCTGCATCCAATGGTACAATAACAACACTTACAATGTCAGGTGCAAGGTTGTATGTAATGTATGCACTTAGTTCGCTCCAATAAAATATATCGCCAAAGTCCCAGTTCTGTAAGTCAAAAAACTCATCGATAGCAACAACAATTCTAGTTTTAATATCGTTGTCGCTTACTACTGATTCTTCATTTTTAACAACCTTAATACTTGCTTGTAATGCTGATTCTGCTTTGCTGCCAAATAGCACTTTGTAATTTACCGGATGATAAACTATTTCGTCACTTATAGATTTAATGTTGTTCAACTGTTTTCCGTAATCAAACTGCATTTGATTAGAACTTGGTGGAAGCGGCTTAGTTTCACTTAAACCCTTTAACCAACGAGTAAATTCAACATCGTAATTTCTTGTTAATAAGTAGCAATCAATAATATTACTTGCACTCGGATCAATACGTTGGTTATAGTCTGCAACATGCACATAATGGAATTTAAGACCTTTGCGGCCAACAAATGCTCTATAATTATTAGTAATAGTCATACGTGCATTTATTGTATTAAGTGTTTTAAAAACATTAGTTTGTGTAAAGTAAAACAGTTGATTATTAGTATAACTTGTAACCGTTTGCATTTCTAATTCGTTAGAAAGAATTATTATACCTTCAGCTGTTGGATCAATAAAACTCCACTCTTCAACTTTGTCGATATTACTGCGGCGTTTTTGTATAACAAATTTGTTTAACGGATTTGTTGCAGGTTTAACTAATTGTACAAATACGTCTGGATCGTCAACTACACCATCGTCGTCGCTGTCAAAGAATGTTACTTCGATCTTTTTAGTATCAACATATCCTGTAGGTTCTTTGTATTCTGCAACTATTTCCAAGTCATGATTAATAGTAAACGGCATTGTTGCTTCTGGCAATGTATTAATGTTTAGCACACTAATTTTGTCTTTAATAACTTTACCTGTTTTACTATCGTAAACTTTATCACTACTATCAAAGAAGAATCTAGTTTCTTCTTCGCTTTCGAATATATAACGGAGATTTCTATAGGTAACAGTGTACTTTGTTCCACTTGTTTCAAATAGTATTAACCAACTTGAATCAAGATTTTGATTGGACGAATCTCCTGCTTTACCTAAACTAAATGGATCTGCCGAATTTAAATTGTCACTTGTTATGATTTTCCAAGTAGCAGTTGTTACATCATATCTTAAACCAAAAGTTCTATAAGCAAAAATAAGATCAATTGCTTTATTAGCAACATCAGTTATTAGGCCTTGAGATAACTTTGTAATAATCTTTTGAAGTATCGCACCAGTTGGAATCGTATCGTTAACTTGTATAGCACCCTGGCTGTTAATAATCCCAGTGCCGTTTGATGTACCATCGCCTTGTACATTAATAATTTTTGTCCACTTGTATGTTGTTGCTCCAAACACATTTGCTGGATCACCTTGTACAAGGTCGTAATTATTATTACTATCAAAGTAGTAACCTTCAGGTGAAACAAATTTACACATTGCGCCTGGTTGGATAAATTTAAAGTTACCGCCGGTATATGCCGGACCTACCTTATACAAACTATTATCGTTAGTATTAATAAAGTATCCGGTTGACATATTTGTTTCATTAGTAACTTGTACAAACTCTGTGTTGTACGAGATCATGTCTGTTTGTGGAAAGTTTTTGTAAAAGTAGTTTCTCAATTTTTTACTTCTAATAATAGGAGTAATAGTATTGTAGATTATATCTTCAACTTCGGTTTTGTTAGTAAAGCTAAATTCTGTTTTTTCTAAAAACTCATCTCTATAAATGATGCCATCGTTGCCGTAAATGTTAGTATTAGAATATTTTCCCGTTGCATCTTTAAGATCAAAGTATCTACTAAATCCACTTGAAACACGGTTAACTGATTTCACTTTAACAATATCTTGACTTACAGCTAGAGGAGCAATATTATAGTCTTCCCCAGTGATCATTCTGTTCTGTGTATAATAAAGTGCAGGAGCATTTACTTTGATATCTGCATTTGATTCAGACGTAGCTGCATTAGACACTGTAGTTGTAAGCTGTAGATTTAAACTTAATGTTTCAATCTTTCCTGAAGAACTAACATACGGAATGCTAATAGAAACATTTCTAATATTCTTTGGTGTAATACTGTATGCAGAGTTTTGCGAAACTCTGTAATACGCACGGAAGTTACCTTTTGGTAAATTTCCAAATACGCCATCACTAAACACAAGATTTACTCTGTCTCCCAAACGTGTTTGCGGAAAGTAAATGTTTCTTAGGTTTTTGCTTAGTGAATTGTAAACAACATTGTTACCTTCAACTGCGTCAACTTTTGACCATAAGTTTTGCTCACTGCCATTTGAATCTAATTGATACAGCCACAAGTCATCATGGTTGATATTTTCTACATCAAGAGCAACAACTTGGTTATTGCTAGGATTCTCTACTGCAAAGTCTGCATTTTGTAAAGAGCCTTGACGGAAGTGAACAAAGTATCCAGTGTTTGCACTGCCTGGTCCTGAGCCGTCATCTCTATAAAGTACACTCATGTTGTTGCCTGGTAACGGATTTTCTTCTACAATCGAACCTTCTTCTAGTTTACAACTTGTAACTTCAAAGTTTAAATTTCTACCATCAACATTTTTATTAAAAGTAAAGATAGGAACTTTTCTATTGTTTGCATTTACTTTGTAAGTGCTAGTTTTAACATTACCCACTGTGCCTTGTTGAATAGGTGTACCGATTGGATTACGCTTTGTAAATCCAGCATTTAAGACTTTAGTAAACTGTTCGTTCCAGTCTGGATTAGAACTGTCGTTCCATTCAATAGTAACATTACTTAAATTAGTACCGTTGTTATCAAAGATGTTTTCTGTTGTTTGCACTGTTGACAACCTCAACAGACCATTTGATGCTTTATTTCTTTTAGGATTGTAAGAAAGCATTCTAGCAATTCGGAGAACTGATTCTCTACGATCTGCTAGTTCTAAAAAGTTATCTCTTGCGTTAAGGTCGATGCGGAAAGAAAGGTTTTGGCCCAAGAAAGCAATAAGGTCAATTAGTGCAAGATACTCACTCGATTCGATATAGTCATTAAAATCTTCCGCATAATTTTTACGGAGATAATTAATCATTGAACGTCTTAGATTGTCAAAGTCGTAACTTTTAAAATCTGCATTTTGGTAGCTTTGATAGATACGTTTCCAATCTTCTGCTACTAGTAATCTGTTTTGTCTGTTGGTTGTTGACATGTGCTTCTCTTACCTTAACTTAGTATAATGTATTTATTTGATTGAGATATCTGCGTACTTAATCTAGTAAGCCGTTAGATTCGTCAAACTTTAACACCAGCTGTTCAGATATATTGTAAGGTAAGTATGTTAATTCACATTCAATTATTATGCCAGATTCGTACTCGTCTATAAAAATATTCTCAGCTTGTATTCTCGGGTCGTAATTAATAATTTCTGTTACATTAGTAGCAATTGCTTCTTTTAACTCGTCAGTGAGCGGTTCAAATAAAAGGTCCCAGATTATTGTTCCAAAGTTTGGATTTTCTAATTTTTCACCCTGACGTATATGCAAATGGTTTACTAGATCTTGCTTAATAAGTTCAAGATCGTATACTACTGCATCACTAATTGTTCTTCCGACACTAGACACTCCTCTATAAGCCCTACTAGTAATAGGAGCTTGGGGTCTCTTTGGTGTGTTTACAACAACCTCTTTATATATTCTCTGATCTGCCATAACGTATTTAGCCCTCTTTATTCACCGTCTGCATACACCGTGGTTTGTGTAACTTCTTTTACATATGCAGTACAATCGTAGGTGTCAGCTAGGCGTGCAACTGCTAAATTATTTGCAAATACTGTTGGACTAGCATTATTAATAAGTGTACTGTATACCGGCGGACAGTGTGTATGAGGAGTGTTTGTATCAGTTAGTCTGTGAATAGGCTCTTCGCATACAAAAACATTGTCGCTTCCACTTAACGTAGCAATATCAGCAGGCACAACGCAGACTGCGTGTCCTGTGTTTACTACATCTACTCCGTTTCCTCGTGCTACTAATGGCATATTGTTTTACCTCTTAAATGTATCTGATATCGTTGGGAACGCTGGTGGCTCTTCTGGGAATCTAGTTTCGTCAAGATTTGCGATTTCGCTTTCTCGAGTTGTTCCTTCAATTTCGCTAGTTTCTTCACCTTCACCTACTGATGCTACTGTTGCATCAGGAGTTGCTGCTTCTGGATCTAGATGTTCATGACCGAACCACGGTTCGTGTAACGGAACACGCACGGGTTTGTTTGCAGATCCTGCTTGTGCTGCTGTTGCTGCTACTGGTCCATTCATATGAATTGGATCTGCTGTTTCGTAATGTCCTGAGCTATTAATATTTGTTGTGCCGCCAGCTGTAATCATAGTGTCGCCGGCACTATAAGTGTTTACTGTACCCTGTGCTGTAAGTAATCCATTGCCTTCTGCTCTTACACTCCAGTTAGCACCTGCTTGACTCGAAATATTATTTCCTGCACTAATATTAACATCATTTCCTGCTTCAATATTAACATCTCGTCCTGCTTTAAAGTTAAAGTCATTTTCTGTATGGATGCTAACGCTGTCTTGTGCATAGATATCAATCTTACCGTTACTGGTCATTTCAATCCAACTAGTGCCTCTAGCATTGCCAATATAGATTAAGTCTTCTGAGTTGTGAAGCAATATCTGATGACCTGTTCTGGTGCGAATTCTAAATAATTCATTATGAGGAATATTAGTCTTGTTATCTGGTGCATATTCCGGAGGGCCTTCGCCTGCAGGAGTTTTTCTAACAAGAGTTTCATCGCCGTCATCCATTACTAAACTAGATCCGCCCAGTCTAGATGTATGACGTTGAATATTATCGTCTTTAGTTCCATACGGTCCCTTAGGTCCAGTTTTATCTAACGGTCCAGGGCTACTAAATCCAAATACCATACTAGGCATATCTCGTCTTGCACTCGAAGTTGTTGTTCCTCTAACCCAGTCTTCTATTAATCCTTGCTCTTGTAAAAATGCAGCTTGATGCGGGTGATACGGACGCTTAGTTTTAGTAGGATCACTATTAGGTTTATTATCTTCTAGTAATGTATTAATTTCACCCGAAGGCAATCTAAACCCTGTTATGTCGCCCGGTTCATCATCTTTCCAGCGTGTGTCTGTTGCCGGTGCAACACCAGGAACTTGCATATTGATAAAGTCATCTTGAATACAACCTATCCAAAAACATTCTTTAGTTGTTCCTTCTACAAATACAACTAACACTTCTGTACCTGGATCTGGTGGAACCATAAAAAATCCGTAACTGTTTTGAGTACTAGCATAATCTTTATTTTTCTTAAGATGACGCTTTCCTGTTGTTCCGTAGAACGGACTTAGATATTTTGCATTATACATAGTGCTACCTTCGCCCACAGCATCGCCTGATGCTGTTTCTTTTTTCAGCTGCACTACTATAGTGCCCATATAGGTACTATCAAGCGTTTTTACAACAGTTGCTCGATATGGTCCCGGATCTTTTGGTGCTACTGATTGTGCTGCTGGTGTTCTAGACTCTTGTGGCATTCTGCTATTCCTTTATGTGGCATCTACTGGCGGTACTACATCAGTATTCGGACGTGGATCTTTAGATGTTATTAATCCGCCTCCGCTAGAACCAGCTGATACAGTCGGCGACGATAAATCAGATTGATTTCTTCGTCGAGTTAATGACAATCGTTGTTTAAATTCACCTTGATTAAATTCGTTAGTAACTGCGGTAACCATATAAAGTCCACTAAATGGAGACACTGGAACTGAATCACTTAACATTTCTATATATCCGCCTTGGCCACCATAGTCCAACGGTGTCCTAAAGTTTACTACAATGTCTATTTCATGTCTTTGATGATCCATAGTGCCATCTGCTGTTGCAGTAGTAGTCGGACCAAGATCAGCAGTATAATTTCCAAAGCCAGTATCTGACATAAAATACGGATCGCCTAAGATTGTCATATCCAACGTAACCATATCTGCTTGGCTATCTAATATTGCTTGATGGAACATTCTAGCATTTCTTATAGGGGCAGTTTCTTGACCAGCACCTACTGGCGCTACTGCACCGTTATATGTCGGACTAGTTTTTATTTCACTTGCGCCTTCTGCAGGAGTTTCGCCGCCGGCTGGGCTAACTGTGTTTCCGTCTTTATCTTCAACAGTTGTTTGTCCTGCATTTGCGTTTGCTCGGTTACCAAAGTCTGCTTGAAGCACAGTATGGAATGCCATTTCAAACTCAATATTAAAATCTATAATATCTATGTTTTTGCCTGTGTAAATATAATTGTATACCTTAGTTACATTAGGAGCAATGGATCCGTATCCTTTAGGTTGCTGCGTAGGCGCCATAAATTTACTAGAATGTACTTTAGTAGGAATAACTCTATAAACATACACTTTGCTTTCGCCGCCTTTTGCAGTATCAGATGCTTTACCTACTAGATATACTTGCGGATCAATTGTAAACCAATCAACCATTCCTTGATCGTCTACTCTTTCAGCAAATTCTTGTCCATACTTTGAAGATAAAATAACTTCTTCAATGATCTTTGTAATTTTAACGCCAGCTGGAAACGAAAACTCTCGTCTGTTTGCTGAAATAGTAGTGTTTCCACGTTTGAATACATTGTTGTCTTTATCCCACGCTTCTGCAATTCCAGCTGGAGCCTGCGGAACATTTCCTCCACTAGTTTGATCAAATCCCATCAAGCTAGATCCAATGTCGTTTAAGCTAGCTTCGCCTTGCACTAAACTGTTAGTTTCACCTTCACGTGATGCTTGGACGCCGCCAATTTGGAACCCGTCAGCTGTTGCTTGTGCAGCCGATACTGCTGCTTCACCTTCAGAAGCACGTTCTTTAGCGGCTCCTAATGATTTTGGAGACGGTAATCCAGGTATTCTACTAAATGCATTTGAAAGTACTGAGCCAATTTCACCCGGAAGTGCTGCTAGATTATTAATAGTATCAATTGCTTGGCTAGCTATTTGATTAGCATTGTTTAGGTCTTGTTGTAAATTTTGCAGAGCAGGTGCGTTGACTCCCCATTGAGATAACGCACTAGATACTTCTCCAACTGCACCTTGTGTTACTGATGCTGCTTGGTTTATTGTTCCTAATAAAGTAGTTGCAGATTCAGCTGCTGATGATAATTTATCTAAGCCTCCTGTAACTGCACCTAGTCCCATTCCTGCGCCGCCAGCGCTATCTTTTGGAAATACTATGAATATTTCTTCAACTGGAGTTGATGGGTTGTCTTTAACCCTTGCTGCATATGCTTTGTTTATTACTGCGGTAAGACTATTGTCACCTTTTTGTAACATTTCTTGAACCGATCCAGTTCCTTCTTCAGGTCCTGATATAGTAATTGCACCTTGCGATTTGTTTACTTGGTCTGATGTTGCTTGCTCATTGTAAGGATATGCTCTGACAGCATACACGGTCCCTGCTTCGCTAACTCGCATCTTGGCTTCGTACAGTCTAATAGGTATAAATCTTTTTGCATCTGGAATATTCACTGTTTGGTCTTGGTCTGTATGTCCTACAAACTCAACAGTTAACAAGAACGGTGCCATTAAGTAGTTAGAATATCCACATGCTAGTGCTGCACTTTGTAAACTTTGTAAAAATAAACCCATTGATAGCGGTTCAGTTACTTCAAATGATATACCGTGTGCATTTGTAGTTCCTGTTAACGCTGTATTTGCCATGTGCGCTGCTATTTCAACGTTATCAATAAAGTATTCAACTTTGCCGTTTGATTCCCAGGAAGTAGTTGCTTTAGGGTTTGCTCCGCCGCCGCTTCTTAATATAACTTGCCTAGCGCCATTAAACCTATATGTAGCATTGTTATACGAGTCACGTGTTAAGCAGCTAAGTTCAAAAATACAATTAAAACTTCTAAACTGATTTAATATGTTTGGCTTTGCCCCGGAAAAAACATTTCCAGTTGATAAAAAATTATTTAACGAACTGCCTTTAAACAGTTCTCCATTGAGTAATGATTTTGCATCAGAAACAATTGCTTTAGAAGCTGAAGCAATATTATTTCCTAGTTGTTTAATGTCGTCTACTACTTGGACTGCTTCATTCCAAGTTTGTTGAGCTTCTTCAATTCTCTGGACGCCACTTTCTACTCGATTTATTCCCTCGAGTAATTTATCAACTGTAGGTCTTGCCATATTAAACTCCTAGTGCTCTTAGTAAGTTATCTTTTTTTGGCAAAAATATTCGAACACCTGGCTTAAAATCAAAAATAGGATCTTGTAATACGTCCATATTTCTCTGTGCAAAAACCCACCACAGTTTAGGAGTACCGTAAATGTCAAACGATAGTAAATCTGGTCTATATATGTACTGTGGTTCTAGTTCATAGAGTATATCATCTGATTCAGACGGAATTGTTCTAATTTCAAAGTAGCTTAAATTACCCGACCCTGAAAATTTTGTATTTGACCAAGGACTTGATTTTGAATATTGTGCTGATGCCATTAAATGTAACCTCCGCCTTTAACAAGATCGCCGTTGACGAATCCTCTAAGACTAAATTTCTCTTGTTCTCTTCTACTATAGGATGGTACTAATGTAATACTAACCATACTTGATACCGGAACGTGTACATTACCATTTCCTGGTCTTGGAATTGCTCCTCCTGATACTTGAGATGCAATATTTGCTGCACTTGCTAGTGAACTAGATGCACCGTCGGTGCTAATTGAAATATAATCAGTGTCTGGCGATAAATCTAGTGTAAAGTTACTAACTACAACCGGAACATTGTTGAAAACATAATCACCGTATCCGCTAAATCTTAATACAGGCGGCGGCGATCCTTGCTCTGAACCATTATCTGAACCATATGCCATTTTAGTTACACTTCTTAGATAGTGCAACATTCCTAGCCAATACAATCCTTCTTCAGCTGTTTCATTAAAAAACTGACCTGATACTGTAATCTGCTCCACAGCACTATTACGGTATGCTTGAATAGGATATATACTATGTGTAGGTGATATTGCATTGTAATTTGCACTGTGTACTATGTTAACTGTAGGAGTAAAAGGAAAGACTAAGCCGTTTGTTTTACGTAGCGGTGCTATTAAAGGACTAGATAAAAAAGCTGACGTTGATGGCATTGATAATCTAACTCGCCAATCGCCGGAACTTGGAAAATTTGCAGTAGCTGATCCACCGCTTGCAGATCCATTTAATAATCCTAACAAAGATCTACTAGTTCTAAGGACACGCCCGATGTTTCCGGATTGTATATCCTGTCCTAACTGCGCAGTTGTTCGCAATCCTGTGCTAACTGTATTAGCTGTTTGCTGAACTGTGTTGAGTACTTTTCTAAATGACATAATGCGTTCTCCTATACATTATTTAGTTGACTTTATTAACAGAGTATATTATACTAGTAGTTGAACCCTAGGAGATCCAATGAAAAGAGTAAATTATCTTAACAACAAGGACATACTGTCCGAAATACATAAGTCAAAGGCAACTTTTTGCTCTTATGTAGACCCAGATTACAATCAGTTTGACATAATTTTGCCAAGTACTGATAAAATTAATCATCTTACTATCGCAGAAGCAAAGCGCAACAAAGTAAAACGCCTTAGCACTGCTGAGTATGACCGACGTAAAGCTAATGGCGAGAAGGTCAAGCAAGCTGAATGTGAAGTAGACTATAAAAGTATTACAAAGGAAGAATTAATCTTCCGTATCATGACGTTTGATCACATTCCAGACGAACCCGGAAGAAAGAAAAATCCAAAAACAGATGCAGACCGTAAAGTAAAGTTAAACTTTCCGCCATTTCAGCATTACAAGTTTGACGACGAAGGAAACCTTGTGTGTGTAGGAAAATCACACTGGGAAGGCGGTATGGAGAATGGTTGCTTTAATCATAAACACGGTAAAGCTACAAATAAGTTAGCTCTTATGTGGATGAAGCTGTGTGATCGGTATGCTACTCGCGGTAATGTACGTGGATACACTTACAATGATGAGATGCGCGGACAAGCTATCCTACAGTTAGCACAGATTGGTTTGCAGTTTGACGAATCAAAGTCTAATAATCCGTTTGCATACTATACTGCTGCTGTTACTAACAGTTTTGTACGTGTTATCAACATTGAAAAGCGTAATCAAAACATTCGAGATGATATCTTAGAAGCAAATGGCATGAATCCGAGCTTTACACGAACTGGTAATGCAGAATGGGAAGCTAGTTTGGCAAGAGACGCCAACAATGCCCCCGATTAATGGTTGACTTTACTGCTAAAGTGTAGTATTATTAATGTATTAAATTATAGGAGAAGTCTGACTTGTTTAAGAAAGCAGCAGTTTTTACAGATATCCACTTTGGATTAAAAGGCAACAGTCGAACACACAATGACGACTGTGAAGAATTTGTAGATTGGTATATTGAACAGGCAAAAGCTAACGGTTGCGAAACTGGTATCTTCTGCGGAGACTGGCATCACAATCGCAATAGCTTAAATCTTACAACTATGGACGCTACTATTAGGTCTTTAGAAAAACTAGGTAAAGCATTTGACAAGTTCTATATGTTTGTTGGCAACCATGACTTGTACTACAAAGACAAGCGTGACGTAACATCAACCATGTTCGGACGTCATATTCCAGGTATTACTATCGTAGACGAGATGTATGAAGAGGACGATGTTGCACTTGTTCCGTGGCTAGTAGGCGATGAGTGGAAGAAAATTCAAAAGTGCAAAGCAAAATATATGTTTGGACACTTTGAACTTCCTAACTTTTATATGAACGCACTTGTAAAGATGCCTGATCACGGTGAACTGCGTCCAGAAAACTTTGCTAATCAAAAATATGTATTCAGTGGACACTTCCATAAGCGTCAAGTACAAGGATCAATTCATTACATCGGCAATGCATTTCCACACAACTATGCAGATGCGTGGGACGATGATCGCGGTATGATGATTCTTGATCGACAAAACGATGCAGAGCCCGAATACATTAATTGGCCCAACTGTCCTAAGTATCGTACAATTAAACTAAGCAGACTAATTGACGAACAAGATACATTTATTAAGAGCAAGATGTATCTTCGTGTTGAATTAGATCTTCCTATCAGCTTCGAAGAAGCAAGTTTTATTAAAGAAACTTTCTTAACAGGCTATGACTGTAGAGAGATTACTTTAATTCCGCAGAAGCAGTTAGAAGAAATATCAACTGAACTAGACATTGCACAATTTGAAAGTGTTGATCAAATTGTTGCAGGTGAGATTTCTGCACTAGACACTGAAAACTTTAATAAGAAGATGCTACTTGACATCTATAACGAGCTATAAATGATTAAAATTAAAGACTTAACCGTAAAGAATTTTATGAGCGTGGGCAATCAAACCCAAGCAGTTGCTTTTAACAAAGAGCAACTTACGCTTGTACTAGGCGAGAATTTGGACCAAGGTGGTGACGATACAGGATCACGTAATGGTACAGGTAAAACTACTATCATTAATGCTCTGTCATATGCGCTGTACGGACAGGCACTTACAAACATTAAACGCAACAATTTAATTAACAAAACTAACTCAAAAGGCATGCTAGTTACACTGCACTTTGAAAAGAACGGTGTTGATTATCGTATTGAACGCGGACGTTCTCCTAACGTACTCAAGTTCTTCATCAACGGCGAAGAGCAAGCAATGATCGACGAGTCACAGGGCGACAGTCGCAAGACACAAGAAACAATTAACGAGTTGTTGGACATGTCGCACGATATGTTTAAACATATTGTTGCACTTAACACATACACTGAACCGTTCCTTAGTATGCGTACTAATGATCAAAGAGCTATTATCGAGCAGTTGCTTGGTATTACTATCCTTTCTGAAAAGGCAACTAATCTTAAAGATCAAATCCGTGTAACTAAAGATGCCATCACGAGCGAAACTCTTAAAATTGATGCGATACAAACTGCTAATAGTAAAATTGAATCAACTATTAATAGTTTAGGTCGTACACAACGTGCTTGGCTGTCTAAAAAAGAACAAGACTGTGCAAAATTGTTGCAAGGTATTACAGAATTAGAGAAACTTGATATCGAAGTTGAACTTGAATCGCATGAAAAGTTGTCTAACTGGACGCAACATAACAACGCTATTATGGCTCTTAAAAAAGAATTAAGCACATTAGAGCCAGCACTATTACGTGCCGACAAGTCTGTTGAAAAAGCCAAAAAAGACATCGCAGATCTTGAAGATGCAACATGTTATACATGCGGACAAGAACTTCACGCAGATAAAAAAGCAGAGATTGCAGCTCGCAAAGACAAAGAACTTGTCGACGCTAAATCATATGCTGAAGAAATTACAGGAAAAGTAAAAGAAGTTGCGTTTGCACTTGAAGAGATTGGTGACATCAATGGCAAGCCTACAACGTTCTATGAAAGTGCCAAAGAAGCATATGACCATAGACAAAATGTTGACAGTTTGAAGCAAGCACTGTCAAACAAACAACAAGAAACTGATCCGTATCAAACACAAATTGACGAGCTAAACAATAGTGCAATGCAAGCAATTGATTGGTCAGCTGTTAATGAACTGACAGAGTTTAAAGAGCATCAAGAATTTTTACTTAAACTTCTAACTAACAAAGATAGTTTTATTCGTAAAAAGATTATTGATCAAAACTTAGCATATCTTAACAACAGACTTACATATTATCTTGACAAGCTAGGACTGCCGCATCAAGTTCAATTCTTAAATGATTTGAACGTAGAAATTACACAGCTAGGACAGGACTTAGACTTTGATAACCTGTCAAGAGGTGAGCGCAACAGACTTATCTTAGGCCTGAGCTTTGCATTCCGTGACGTTTGGGAATCATTGTATCAAGGTGTTAACTTATTATTCATTGATGAACTTATCGACTCGGGCATGGACACAGCCGGTGTTGAAAGTGCGTTGAGCGTACTTAAAAAGATGGGACGTGAACGAGATAAGAATGTATTCCTTATTTCACATAAAGACGAGCTTATCGGACGAGTTAATCATGTTATGAGAGTTGTAAAAGAAAACGGATTTACAAACTATGAAAACGATATTGATATTGTTGAATAAAGAGAATGTAGATGGACGACAACGACACACACGATAAGTTAACGCAAATGTATTTAGAATACTTCAAGGCAAATGAAAAATTCGAAGCTCGCAACTCCGTACGTACTCATAGAGAAGTACGGAGATGCCTTCGAGACATGAGACAGCTTGCTAAAGAGCGTTCTGAAGAAATACATATTAAGCATAATACTACAAGAAAAACCAAGACCGACTAAGGCAATTAAGGCAAATGTTAAGTACATTATGCATTGGACTTATGAAGGAAAACAAATTGAAGAACTGCCAGAAGGCTGCGAAGCATTTGTTTATCTTATCACAAACAAGACTAATGGCATGATGTACGTAGGCAAAAAACTAGCAAAGTTTAAGGTAACTAAACCACCGCTCAAAGGCAAAAAGAATAAGAGACGTTCAACAAAAGAAAGTGATTGGAGAGATTACTGGGGTTCCAGTGATAGACTTAACGCAGACGTTGAACGGTTAGGCGCAGAAAATTTCACAAGAGAAATATTACATATTTGTCCGAGCAGAGGCATAGCAAGTTATTTAGAGGCCCGCGAACAGTTTGAACGCAGAGTACTTGAAACAGATCAATACTACAACGGTATTATCAATGTACGAGTCGGCGGTTCAACTATTCTCAAAGAACATCTCAAAAACAATCCACCACAGGCATAATCAATACAGCACATAAGGTTAGCGGGCCAGTTTGTAATACCGCTGTGGAAAAGGTCCCCTGAGAAGGACACACGTAACATATTGATCGACTACCCAGAGGTAGGAAGCCATCAAACAAATTGGGCTCACTAGTTGATATAGATTGATTGCTGTCAATCGAAAAACTGCACATTACACATAAAAACTCTTTAGCAATAGGAACGAAGCAAGAGGTAATGTATTATAAACTGCACATTAACCAGCTTAATG